TGAACCTATTGTGCTTATAGGTGTACTAAGGCCCCCTCAGGGAGTTTGATACTTACGGTCTAATACATTAATGGCAATTTATCCCTATCGTGTATAAAGCTGCTAAAATATTCAATTGCATATTGCTGTAATCTTAGCCATTTATCATCAACGGTCTTTTTGTAATACATTGCATAAATCAGTGACGGCTCAAAATTGTGAAAAACTAGAGAAGCGAACTCCTGTGACAGTCCTGCTATTGGTGGTGTCACAACTTTAAGTTGCCCCAACAAGTAATCAGTAATCCACGACTTAGGCGCGTGCATCATATCGACAAATGAATCCAAGTTTGGATATAGCGTTGAGAGAAAAGAGTAAGTTTTACCAAAAACAACGTTTTTTGGTATTCTGTTGTTGTATATTGGTTTTGGTATATTTATAACGTGAGTAAAATTGAATCGTAGTGGTAGTGGTGTCTTGGCTACTAAAAAATCAATACCTTGCACCTCAAAAATTGTTCTATCTTTTGTTCTGTCCGGCATTGATATAGCTGATAAGTACCACTGCTCAAGTTCTATACTTTGACCGTAACCAAAGCGATCCTTGAATTCTTGATAACCTTTCCCCTCTATATCAATGTTAGCAACTAATTTTCTTGGATTTTGTTCTAATTTCCACTGCCCTACCTTATTCCATGCTGGTCCACCATATATCATTGGTGTTAAGAAATATCTTTGTATAACATCCTTATTCATCTTCATTCCTTTTAAGTCTCGTCGTGACATAATGTCTGCAAATTTGTAATCTAAAAATAGCCTTTCAGCATATTTCAACCACTTATTGCAAGTTGACGATAGCAACTCTGAATCTTTATGATCTGTCTTTTCACCAATAAATCTCCACATCAACCCTGCAACCATCCTGGCTGGGTATCCGTTAATCATTCCTTTATAATAATACCTCCTTAGGTATTCATTGTGATGTTTAGAATAAAATGTCTTCTGTGGGTGTATTTCAAAACCCATCTCTCGCATCATGCACGTGTGAACAACACACTCTGTTAATGTCTTATACTTCAAAGCATCATCATCACCTTGTGCGTTAAAAAGCATAGCTTTCATTTGTAATCCTAATCTCATACCTAGTTTTTGTGCTATCATATTCTGCGCAATATTGATTATCGTCCCAAAAAATGCAGTCCATTGCCAACCAGAAAGCAGACCACTAGTCCAATCAAATGTAAAAGTGGTTGTACCGTCCTTGTAAAATAGCTTCGCATTTTTAAATGACTCAATAATTGCCATCATAACCTGGATTAATTCACTATTATTAGTAGCTTTATCTATAATTAACTGTAATATCTCATCAAGTATTATTAGTATCATAGTTACAGTAACATGGTGATCAAATTTAACTTGATCAAGGGGTATGTTCCATCCGTCCTCTTTAGTGAAATCCTTCCAAAATTGCAACAAATCCTCTTTTGTCATCCATAATGTCGATCTCACATTGCCATGCATCCACTTCCTTAACCATACATCAATATATCTCATCTGCATAGACGTAGAAAAATCAGATGCAACTAGTAATCTGATCTTTGGATATAGCTCGTCAGGTTTAATACTCACATTATTCTTCTGTCTCTTATTATTGAATAATCTAAACATTTTATCCTGTATAGATAACGCTCCCGATTTAGCAAACTTAGAGTTACTGATTTTGAATTTCTCACCATCAACACGCATACGTAATGTTTCGCCTCCTGGATCATATCCTGAACCGCTTGTTCCAGTGTATGCTATGTCTGCGCAGTATGTTTCTGCACTTATGTCCATATTTAGTGTTCCTTCTCTCCAGCGTAATATCTCTCTGATTGCTGTTCTAAACTGTTTATTGAACTCTTCTTCCGAATCGTTTATTTTTGGTTTAAAATTGTTATTTGCCCATGCTCTTATTTTATCAGGAATATCTTTAGTTTCCCACTCTCTGACCCACCCGTAAAGGAATTTCATATGCATAATCAACATGTAATCTTTGAAACCCAGATTGAATGCATAATCACTAATTTTTGTTATTGTATCGTAATCGAACATTGCATCATCTAAGTTCCATTCCTCTATTAGATTTAATTTACCAGCAGTTATTAATGATGATCTGTAAAAGTGCCACGATAATGACAGCACTGGATTCTCATTAATAAATATTATTTTATCACTCACTATTCTAAATTTCCATTGTATTTTCTGTTTATGTACCAAATCATATAACTCTTCTGATGTACAGTATTGCTTATTTAGAACTCTCTTCACTTTAGGTTTTATAAATTGACTCTTAAGTATTAGGTTTAATTGTGGAACACCCATATCAATTATTGACCTGGCAAAGAGCCCAGGGTTGTTGATGTAGATGTTCCAGTATTCGTGTTTTTTGCTTCGTCTAACTTACTAAGTGGTTCGACTCTG